AATGTAAGCATGTACGTGTACGCGTACTCGCGCTCGATTGCATCAATAGCTTCAACGCCAGTATCAAAGTCTTGATCATTGTATTGGAAGAGTTCACAACGTAATTGATAAGTTGGAAGATTTCTTAATTGGTAAAATGGCTGTTCATGCTCGACGTGCATGATCTGGAAGATCTTTCTCGAGAAAGGAATATAAAGTAAATCTCCTTCAGCTGGGCGAGGAGCATTAATATCATTATCATAACGTTGAATAGTTTGTTGCCAACGTTTTCTAGCAACAATAAACGTAGCAGCATCCCGGATTTCAATACCGAATCGAGTGAATAGATCACCTTCTCCGTCGAATCCAGCAACGTTATCTACATACATTTCAATCTTATAAGAAGAATTAAATCTAGAAGGAACGTCGTGTCCTAGGATCTTATCTTCATTTACAATATCGCGAGGAAGATAGTAGACGTCTTGTCCATACATTTTTAGACTCTCTATGACTATATCTTCATAGAGATTCTGTTCGGATCTAACATCGTATTTAAAGTATGGATTAGTTGCCATTCGTTTTATCCCACGAAAAAGTCTATGGGTAATTCAAATGTAAGTCTAAGCTCTTCTTCTAGCTTTTCAATTTCTTGAATGGCATCTTCGAAAATAATTCGACCATTTAAAGTAACACCACCTGGAAGTTGAACCCCGTCGAATTTCATAAGGTTCGTTCCCCACTGTCTTTTAATTAAAGCAGTAGTATACTTCTTAAGCCACATATCATCCCAAATACCAGTATCTGTAATGATTGTATAAGCTTCTACTACGATCCAGCTTCCTACGGCCAAATCAGTACCAAGGTCATCGCCAAAGATATAAATCTTATTCTGTCTTCTAGCAAATTCAATTAGCGGCATACCATTAAGGGTAGTATCCAATAATGAAAGATACTGCTGCATTTGTTCGTAATATGCAAGATCACCGGCATAAGTGGACATAAAGGCCATATCATTTAACATCATCTGATATTTGATGTCAAACATACCTCTACCAGATGCGAAAGATTCTGATACAGAAAAGATCTGTTTTACCGCAGTAATATTAGATGAGACCGAAATATAACCATTATCGATATCATCCTGAGTTACCTGATGTTTCAGAAAATATCTTCGAGTTGCATCCATATGGAACTCACGATATTTATCAAGAGCTTCATCGATGCGATCTTCGATCTGATCGGGGTCTACGTTAATATCAATGACAGGATCGCCAAGTTTCCTTAGTGCGTAGTCTGATAATTGACCTCTGGTTGTAACTGCCATAGTAGAAATCCTATTACGTTTTAGTACTATTTATATAATTTTTATTATCTAAAACAGGGGCCTTCTATCCATGCGACAAGAGATTTTCTTACTCCTTTTGTTACTGGAGTAACCCTATGACGAATAAATGAAGGAAATACTAGAACAGTTCCTTTCATTTTAAGATGTTCAGGATCCGGTTGTTCATACTGAGGATCAAGTTCAAAGCATCCGCCTTCGTATTCGCTAGGATCTGACAATTGAACTGTTACTGAAAGCTTTCTGTCATAATTAGAATTGCTATCCCAAAAAGTATCAATGTGCCAATCATAATGACCTTGTTTTTCTTCGGTATATGTTGTAAATTGAATATCGGCTAGATAAGAAATATCAAATCCAAAGGCGGCTCTATTCGCTTGGTGTGCATATTCTAAAAGTCTATTTTTAATCCCCTGATCGCCTACCCACCGAATATCACTTCTTCTATAATCCGCTTTAACTCCTTTTTCAGAAATACCAGCTTCGACCAATGGATATTGTTCACAGATACCTACAATTTCATCGACAATAGCGGCATCGCCGCCTGGCCACATTCTCCAAATTTGATTCATGATTTATCTTTCTGCCTTTGCAATTTTGCTTGTCTAGTTTTAACTGGATTACGTTTAATCCAATTAGCATTATCTTCTAGTTCCGGGTTATGAATACCATCACCAGTAGCTCTTCTATGTTGCGGCTCAGTTAATTCGGACTTACCACCTGCGGGGGTAGGATCTGGGGTTTCAAGATCCGGTGTATTCGGGGTAGGTTGATTCATAGCAATCCATTCTTCTTCAGTATAGGGGTTAACCTGTTCAGAATAATGGAATCCATAATACATTCTTTCATACGCACTATCAGCCATAAGGTGCCGATGTTCATCGACCACCCTTTTTCTTTTTTCTTCATCTATATCTTTAAGTATGTCAGAAAATATTCTAACAGCTTCCAGCGTGACTTCCATTTTAGATTCCTAGCAGTTTATCCAAATCTTTTACTGCATCGACAAATTCCCCACCAGTACCTTCAAGAAATTCTTTATATTTTAAAGCTTCTTCGTTCAATAATCCCTGTTGATTTACATGAGGATGTGGGGGATCGTTACAAATAGTTTGGTTAGGATTACGACCATCTGTCATCATCCCCTGAGATTGCCAATTTTGCATTTGCTGATGTGCATCTGCTGGATTATTAATAGTTAAAAAATCTACACCAGCTTTCGGAACTTGTGCAACTGGTCCAAAATGTCTCATCAAATCAACCGCAGATTCAATATGTTTAAGAATCATAAAGCCGGCGATAGCTGCTTTGTTATTCTGGTGTCTACTCAATTCTCCAAATTTTTGAATAGTATCACTAATTAGTTCTACTACTTCAAGCGGAAGAACTTGATTTTCAAAATCTTCATCTTCCAAATTTTCATTTTCTTCAGCCATTCAAGACTTCCCCTTCTTTAATAAAATGGTCAAATGGTAACATATTTTCATCATTTCCCAATGTAGCAAAAGTTTCAGCAGCGTAATAAGTTTTTCTAGAATGATTACCCGTACAACCATCACAAGTATCACAGAAAAATGAACATATAGGATGTTCTAATTTACCGGTATTCCACAGTTCTCTTAATTTATCTGCTTGTGCCTTTACTACTTCTTTTTGTTCTTCATCTAAATATTCTACGATTGATGTAATAACCCTTTTTGGATTAAACGCCTTTTGAATACGTAAAATATCTGGAGCAAAATAATGATAATTATGCTGCTGAATAGTATAACGAATTCTAAAGTTAATAGGTAAACCTGCTAATAATTTACAAGCTTCAATCACATCAGTAGAAGATTCTTTTCCACTTCTATATATTCTATCTTTATTACCTACGCCGTCGTATGAAATATCCCAAGAGGATCTTTGATTAATCTCTGGATGGGCGGCAATATAATTTTTAAATTCCTCGAAAAATTTAGGTTTGGTCCAACGAATTCCATTTGACACTACATTAAAATGAACATTAGATTTCTTTCTAGTAGCATATTCCATAGACCAGCATAAATTTTCCCATTCAAGAGTTACTTCACCACCAAACATAACAAATAAAGTTTGGGATTCCATTGGTTCATTATCAATAGCTTTATCAATAGCAGCCTTTAGTTTGGCCCGGGTCATAATCTGTTTAGGCTGACCTTCTAATACCTCATAACAATATGTGCATGCAAGATTACATTGATTCGTAAAATATAAAACGTTTACTGCAGTATCAGGAACTTCTTTATCATTTTTATGTTTATTATCGTAATAAATTTCATCCTGAATTTTCGGGGCGTTTGACACCTTTTAAAGCCTCCGACATATTTGTTACAAATTCAGTGAAATCAATTTGATAATCATATAGATGGTTTTGAATTACTTCTTCATCTTTAATATACGTAATATCGACTCGAGCTAATTTTTTGGATGCCACTCGATTTTGTAAATCTTGAGCCAGTTTTTCAGCAGACATAATCTTACTAGCATCATCCTCTGATATGCTATTTATCAGCTGCTTTGTACTCTGTACAAGATCGATAACTTCTTTCTTAAGAATTGGTACAGGTAGATCAGGTCTCATCCCATGCTCCTCATTAGATTTCTAACATAACCCTGGAATGCAGGTTCATATTTACATTCTCTTAATAATCTCATTGCTTG